TGAAATTGATTATCTTGGTAAAATGAAAGAACATCACCAATATAAGCCGACATTTCCATAAACATCATACCTGGTGATGTTTCTGAGAAGTCGTTATAAGTAGTAGGGAAGTAAGTTTTTGAATAGTTTACTAAACTTTGTCTTAGATTAGTAAAATCCCTATTAATATATTTTATGTCTCTATTTACTGCCATTAGTTAAATGTTATATTTAATTCGTCACTTATATTGGTATTTTGAACACTATATTTGATTACCACATTAACTGTATTATAATCAGGTTGGGTTGAGATTTCAATGTCATCCAATATTACTGATGGGAAATAAGTGGCTAGTTGAGATTGTAAATCTTCTTGTAAAAAATCTAAAGTTTCGCTTGTAATTTGATCAAAAATAAACTTTCTTAAATTTCCACCGTAAGTAGGATTTAATGGTCTCTCTCCCTCATTACACAAAAACCAATTAATTAAATTTGATTTAATTGCTTCTTGTGTAGTAAAAGTAGTATTAAAACAAGAATTACCATTAAAAGGTAAGGATACCCCAACACCTACACTAGGTTGAAAATCAATAGGCGATATTTGTTGAGCATTATAAGCCATTATTTGCTATTCATTAAACCCATAATTTGGTCTAAACCTACATTCCCCCCAGGTAAAGCTGAACCTTCAGCGGCTGTTGAACCACCAGCGGGTCTAAATGTACCTGCATCATTTGTTGTTAAAGTCATATTACCATTTCCAGCTTGCATTTGGGATAACATTTGTTGTCTGAATGCTTTTTGGGCTTGTGGGTCAGGTTTAACCACAGAAGGAGAAACTGAAGCTCCTTCTGAGATTTGGGCTTTGGGTGATTTAACTGCTTCAAGAAGGATATCTTTTAGTTCCTCTTGAATAGCTTCTCTTACCGCTTCTTTAATTAGTTTTTTAAGTTCTGTGCTTTTCATATGTTATAAATATTAGTTTTAGTAGGCTTTTAAATCGTCTCTATCAATAATAAATTTAAGTTCGTTAATTAATACGTTAGGATTTGAAGCAAAAGAATATTCTGTTGCTATCATTACTATTCCAGATTTATTTTTACCTACTGCTCTATTTTGGTTTACAGTATCTGTGTATTTTTTAGTTTCGATTTCTAAAATAAATCCTTTATAAGTACCATCATCTGCTAAAATTTCGTTAGCTGCTGTATCTTGGATAGTTTTAGAGGTGGATGTTAGAGTAGCATTAGGATCACATAACATAATAAGTAAATCAACTTTTTCTAATAAAGCAACTATTTTTAAAATTATGGCTTGAACCGCAGCAATGGGTCCAGATACAGCTGATGCTATTATAGTTAAAGGTGGTAATCTAGGTGTACCATCAGCTTTAAATGTTAAATTATCAGAAACATCACCTGCGATAGCAGGAGAAGCTACGGCTGCTCCTGGTAGGCCAAAAGGGATAAAGCTTAAAGCAATTTGGGCAATAGTTTTCCCTTGTTTCAAACCTGTGATAATTCCTTGAAGTAAAGAGGCTATACCTGCTCCGAAATTGACAGTAGTAGCTAATCTATCCAATGTATCACCTACACCATTTAAATAATCTACTAAATTATTTCTTTGTAAAATTAATCTATCTAGTTCAGGTTTAGTAGGACAATACTGTTGTTTTAATTCTTCAAAATTCACCCCTTCTCCATTCATTTGACCTTCTAAGTCAGTAATACCAAATTTCTCTATAATTTCATTTAGAGCAGGGAACACTTTAGATAATAATTTATTTCCTTGATCTAAAAATAAAGAAGGTAATTTTTGTTGTCCTTGAATTTTTAAATTTTCAGGGAAAGAATTAAGAATAGTATTAGGATCAAACGAAGATAAACTTAATTTACCTCTCAGTAATTCTCTTTTTTTAGCAGAATTTGCTCTTATATCTTCTATTTGCTTAGGAGTAAGTGCCATTATACAGTCTTAGTAGTATTAGATAATGTATTTTTTAATCTTTGTTGGTACCCTGGGATTTTGGTTTTAATAGTTTGGGCTATAGGACCCATTATAGTTAAGGGAGAACCAGCAGGCATACTAGCTTGCAATTGAATAGAATTAGTTAAAGAACTTAAATCATTTAATACATCAGTTAATAATGAAACTAGTTCATCACCTAATACTATAGGTTGAGAGTTTTTAGTTCCTCCTAAATATACTCTATTAGATTGGAATATAGTATCACCTATAGTATCAGTGTAAATCCCTTCTATAGCATTTAAGTTAATACTTTTTGCTGAGGATAACATTAAATGGTCTTCCTTAGTATTAAATAATAATCTCCCAGAATTTAATATAACTTGAGATCCTATATATTGATTTACAGCCTCAGGTACATTTTCAGAATTACTATATGAAAGGTAATCATTAGTTGAAGAAGCTGTGATAGGGATTTGTTGTGTTGAAGATAACCAAATAGATGAAACATCATCATTAATATTTTCAATAATTAAATTTTGGGCACTACCTGTTAAAGAAGAAGATTGGCCATTTCTTATAATTGTAATAGGATCACCATTTTCAGGTGAATTTGACCAGTCATTTAAAGCTGTGGGTTGAGAGGGTTTTTCGGTTATTTCCTCAGCTTGTAAATATACTTTTACAGTTGAATATTGGTCTTGAATGTATTTAGGATCATTTGGATTATCTTTTCCTATTTCGTAAGGAATCTCACCAACTTTAGAAGATATATTAATATTAAATTGTAGGTTAGAAAAAGTTTGTAAAGTTTCTTTTAACTTTTGAGCTCTTAATCTAGCCAATTCTCCAACAGCTAAATTATTAGGGTTAGTTACTTGGGATTCACTTGAAACTACATAAACACTAATAGCATACTCAGGATATTGATTTGAAAAGCTAGTAACTTGATTATTAATTAATGTTAATTGACTTATAAAATCTGCTGTAATCCCAATTTCTCCAGAAGGGTATGTGTATGATTTTTCAAAAGATTTATTAATAATTTCTTTAGTAGTTTTTGACTGGTAGTTGATATTAGTGCTTCCTAGTCTAATACTGTTACCAAATCTACCTTCTACTATAATATCTCCTTCAAATGGATATAGAGGGAAAATATTACTTTCTTCAGTGAAATAATTCCCAGGTTTAAATTTACTAGTTTGTTGTTCTGTAGATATATTAGGAGAACCTGCTTCAACTTCTTCAATACTTTTATTTTGGTTACTACCCTTTATATTTTCATATTGATTGGGAGTTGGATTAGTATGTTGACTATTCCAAAGTTTAATAGGACTTATATAGTAATATTGAGTTTTACCTGGAGTATTTGAATATTCACCTGAGGGTAGTGAAATTAAAAATACTGTTTCGTTTGTTAAAGGGTAATTTTTAATATTAGGAAATAAAGGTAAAGCTGATAGTCCAGCACTTCCTTGGTTGGTCGAATTAACCCCCATAGGTTCAACTAGAATAGTACCATTAGATAAAGTAGTACTTTGATCTATATTAATAACTCTAGCGGGAACTAATTGTGAGCTGTTTTGACTTAAGTAATCAGCTATATCTTTCCCACTCCTAATTGTATCTTTATTTCCAAAAGCCATTACTTATCTTTTTGAAGTTTTTCCATTTCTTCAAGTAATTGGGCTTTTTCTTCATCCGAAATACCTAAACCACCATCTTCATTAGTGTTATTTAAAGCACGTTGAACTAAAGTAGCCATTTTAATTAGAGCATCATCATTTTTAACTCCAATCTCCATGTATTCTTTAATTAAAGGTACAATTAGGGTAGCGTCACCAATGTCGGTAACCATCGGTTTTAATTCGGATATAAGCGCTGTTACTTGTGCTTCGCGGCGCTTTTGGTTAGTGTAAATTTCCTCGAGTAAATCCGAGAATTTTTTCTTACCAAATATTACTTTTTCGAATTGAGCACTCATATTTATAGTGTTTTGTTTATTATAAATATAACCTACTCAAATTCTACATAACCATTATCAATATAAAATATATAATTATCTTTAAATATATCGTATAGTTGGTTAGCTATTTTAGTGATTTTGGGAGTTTTAACATCAACCATTTCACGAATGTAGATATATAATGCTTTTTTATTAAAAATATCTATTTCTTCTCGTTTACGGAATAATTCTAAAATAGCATCAGCTACTTCAGCGTCGTGTTGTTTAGGAAAAAGATTATAAATATTTTTAGTACAATGTTCTACAAATAAATCTATGTACTTTGATAAGGGGTCTTCTGCTGGATGATCACTTATACTATAAGAATGGTTATCATCTTTATAAAGTTCCTCAACTGGGGCTTTATCAATACGTTTTTTGTAGTTCTTTTGGTTCTGAAGGATTAGGTAGCGTTTAGCAATAGTGCCAAAATAAGAATATGCTTTTGCTCCTTTAGTTGGGTCAAATAAATGGATTTTAGATAATAAAAAACAGATTACTTCATGTTGTAAATGTTCAATATCATCTACTTCGGTATAGTAGAATTTAAACGTATGAATAATATTTTCCGTTAATTTAAAAAACGGATAATGTATTCTACGTTCGTATATTTTACTTTTTTCATCCGAATCAGAAAGGCTATTGTATAAAACAATAGCGTCTTCTGTATCTTGGGTAAAGTAGTTTTTACTCTTGGCTTTTTTTCTGGGCATAATATCTATTTGAGTTTTTGAAGCTGAAACTCATTTAAGATATCTTGTAACCCTTTAATTTGTTGAAAGAAAAAACCTATCTCATCATCAGATTGAAACGTACCACGTGAATCAATTTGCTTGAGCTTTTCATCTGAAACCTCTATTACTCGCGAAAGTCTATCTAAATAACTTAAATAGCTAGCGAGGATATCCTCTTGTTTTTCATTTTTACGAAGAAGGTTATATGTAGTATACCCTAGGGCAATTACTAGAACTGATAGTATAACAATAGTAATAATCATAAGTTATCTAATAAGTTTTTTAAACCTTCACTTTGAATAGAACCTAAAGCTTTTTGTTGTTTGGTATTAACTTTTGGTTTAGAATCTAATGTAAAATTCTTTTTTTCGGGGGTCACGTCTCCTTTAAATTTAGGGAACCATTCTCTCTCAAACTCAATACGAGCAGCCATTAAATCAGCCTGGTGTAGTATAAATGGTAGGGAAGTACGTGGTTTTTGTTCGGGCATATACGCGAAAAGATATTTTTTATTACCCTCGTCGTATAAACCATCATGCGTTTGAATCGCGAGCATCTCATTAAATGTATATTGAATACCGTGAGACTGAAGCATAAATAAACCTCGATCAGGAACTGAAGCAAATGGGACCTGGGTGTTAAACATATAATCTTCACCTAGTTTTTCTTTTCTCCATTTGTCAGTTTGAGGGATATAAGATTCGTTTTCTTCATCTCCCATTTTACCCAAATCATGATTAATAGCAGAGAATACAAGTTCTTCATTTGTGAATGTAGAAGTATCAACTCCATATTTCATCCATACAGAACAGATATCAAGAGCAGCTTCTATTACTCTAT